GGCACTACTTGTGAATGAATGTGAAACGAGAGCTTGCACGGTCCCGATTTATTGTGATATTTGGTTGATTCTGTTATCAGATGTGAACCCGGGTGAACGCTTTGAAAGATTCTGAAAAACCCTTCAAACTTCCACCGCTCACCCCTCGATCATGCTGTTTCCACTATCTTTACGCCCGCCGAGCGTTTAATTCGACGATCTCGGGAGTGGTAATTTCGTGGCAATTCTCCCGGTAGTTATTGAGCCGGGCGATTGCCTGCTGCTTGCTGCCTTCAACGATGTGGGCATAGATCATCGTGGTTTTGATGTTCGAGTGGCCCATGAGCTCTTGTACTGTCCGCAGGTCTACGCCGGATGCCGTGAGCCGAGTCCCGAATGTATGCCTGAGCGTGTGGAGCGTGACGCCCTGGATGCCCGCTTTCTCACAGGCCAGCTTGAGCGACAAGTCAACGCCTCGCATCTTCCCCCTGGACAGGGGCGAATGAAAGACCCATTCGCCCCGGCCACGGGTGAGCCTCGAGAGCACAGTGAAGGCTGGGCTCGCCGGCGCTACGGGTACGGACCTTGATTTGCCGCCCTTCCCATAGACTACGTTGACCAGATTCAATCTCAGATCGACATCTTCTTTCCGCAGTGAAAAGAGCTCATCCCGCCTCAGTCCGGTCGCCAGGCCGACCATGATCAAATCCTGCAAATAAGGCCAGGCAGCAGCAGCAGCAAGCAATCTCCGCTCCTCGTCGGTTGAGAGATACCTGAGCCGTTTGTTGTCTGTCCTCATCATCGCAATCTTTGGTCGGTCTTTCTTCGCGATGAGCCCCAATTCTTCGGCGAGCGTCAGGATCGATCCGAGAACGGTCAGGCATTCATTGACCGTGCCGGCAGTAGGCGCCCGCCCCATTTTCGTCTCCCGCTTGAGCTCGCTCAGTTTGAATCGCTCGACGCCGAACGTTGAAACTTGCGCGAGATCGAGCGAGCCGAATGCTTTAACGAGCCGGGCCGAGCGCCACTTATAACCGCGGTAGGTCTCGGCCGCCTTATTCGTCTTGATGAAGGGCAGGAAGGTTTCTTCGACAAACACTTTAAAATTCGTGTCCGCCTCGGCTTTCTCTTCCCGGCCTTCACGGACGGCGATCCGGCGCCGATCACGAGCGGCCTTCGCCTCTGTCTTGTTCTTTGCGTTCGGGACCGTCCCGAAATAGCGACGGCCTTTGTGCATAAACCGATAGCGCCAGACGCCGGAATCTGGATCGAGCCAGACACCGCCGAGGCGCTTTCTTTGGGTTTTCTCCATATTGCCTCCAGTAATAAACCGAAGACCGTGCGCGGGGATTGTGCCCCGTGGCCGCGCGCCGGGTCAATTCTTTACGGAATCAGTTCCATCCCTTTAATTCTCTGATCCGATTTCGAGCGTGAAGCGCGTCTTGAAATCCGCTCGTGCTCCCGCCTGCCGGCGCCGTATCGCTGTGGTTGCGTCGAAACGCCTCTGTCCAAACCTTATCGAAGATGGTTTTCTCTGTGAGAACCTGAGAAGGGTAATAGCCGACACAGGCCAAATTGATGAGCTTCTTAGCTAGCTCGGTCGCTTCGTCCACCGGCGCCGACGCCGGGAGCTTCAGCCATCCCGTGTACTGTTCTTGCTCTTCAGTGGTAACGCCGTAGCGCTCGACGGCGCGCAAGTGCTCGAGGGTGAGAGCGATCGCGCGGAGGTTCGCCTCCCAGTCCGTGAACTTATCGCAGGGCATAACCATCCTGCCCTTCTTCGTCCCAAAACTCAGAATGACGCCGGGCTGATTCGGCCTGGCGCTCGACTTCGGCCAGCCGTCGTTGCGAATCTGCGCGTGAGTAAAGAATCCCTCGATGATGATATCTTTCGCTTTGAGGCGACTCAGTTCTCTTTCGAGCAGATCAAGCGTTTCTGTCCAGCCTGCTTTGAATCGGCTGTGTTGCCGCCCCCAACTCGGCGTTGGCTTCGACGGCCATTTTTCTATTGGCTTAAATTGGCATTGAATCATTTACTTCCTTGTCCCCTTCCTTCAATTCCGCCGCCGCCTCGCACAATGCCGCCACGACGCGCAGCACATCAGCCGTGCATCCGCTTACGCCCCATCGGCAGATGTACGCCGCCGCATCCATCAATTGGCGCTCCGGCGAATCTTCGGTGACCTGGCCTGAGCGCACGGCGGCGAGATAGGCGCGGGCGAGGGGTGAGATTTGGATGTTTCCGTTATTCATATCACTCCTTCGCTTCGATCCTGGCGATGGCCTCGCTCAGCCATTTCTTTGCTGCTGCGATGTCAGCCGGGAATGTTTTATTTTGAGTGAGTGCTGCGAGCGCACCCTTCGCCGCTATGAGTAGCCCCGGCATCGCCTCGGCCGCCGCGATCGGGTTCTCGGTGTTGATCTCCTTGCAAGCCTTGACGGCCTTTTCTCGCAATTCCTGATTGCGCTTCTTCGACTCGAGTGACTTTCTGACAGACTCTTTTATGACCTCTCGATTCATGCCGCCTCCTCCGGCCTCGCCCACTCGAGCAAAGCCCGTTTATCGAAGATGTATATCCTTCCGACCTTCTTGCATGGTATCGCGCCGTCGCGTACCAGTTTGTAAATCGTATTCCTTGACCTGCGAAGCCATTGCGCGATCTCGGCGACAGTTGGCCGATCCGGCAATTTCCTGTCTGTGATCGGCGCCGACGTTGAGATATTGCGCTTTTGCTGCTTTGCTGCTGCCTTTGCTTGCTGCTGCTGCATCTTTCCCCCTATTTTTGATAAAGATAAAGTCCGAGTCCGAATTTGCTCGCGGCTCGCTTGAGCGCCATCGCTTCGCTATTGCTTATGGCGTCGCCATAGCCTTTCGCGTCCGCATCCTCGCAGCCCGTCGCCTCGCGCGTGATTACGCCCTCGGCGGCGGGGATCGAGATCGAGGCGATGACCGTGACGAGCGAGCCGACGAGTTGCACGCTCTTGACGTAATAGGACCATCCGGGCGCGAACAGATCGAGGTATTTCACTGCCGTATGCCATTCGATATAGCTGAGCATAGAGCCGCCCTGCTTGCGCGTCTTCAAATGACGCTCGGCTACGGGCTTCTTGAGATCGGAGATGATCTCGGCGATCGGTCTCGCGTAAATGATCTGCTTTGCTGCCGCTTGAGCCTCCATTGATTGCCCCTTTCTCGAAAAACGCCCGGATCGCCGATCGCTCTCCCGTTAGTCCACTTCGCAAGCGAGCAGCGATCCGAGCTCCAGTTGCGCCGCGCCCTATAAGATGGTGAACGCGCGGCGCTCGCCCGGCCCTATATCCGGGCGATCTCGTCAGTAATCCAATGCGCGCGCGGCCTTCGAGTATTCGGCGCGGCGATTGTGGTAGCGGTCATGAGCGGCGCAAATCGCCTCGCCCCACTCGTCGCCCTCGAAGCTCGCGCCGCTCACGATCGTGTAAATTTCCGGACCTCTGCCGTCGCCATACCAGTTGATGTGGATTGCGATCTCTTCGAGCTTCGGCGCGTGTTTGATATGCATTGTCGTCGGCGCCCAGGTTCGCGCATCGAGCAGGTCTTTTGACGGCCTGCAATAATCGTAGAGGACGTAAGGCCGGAGCGGCTCCGGTATCAGGGGCTTCACGGCCTCAACGGCCCCTTCCAGTAGCGAGTGAAAGATGGCGTCGTATCTCGCCTCTTCCACCGCAGCTTCGGCCTCTTCCTTCGCGATCTTCGCATCACGCGCGGCGATTGAATCCGCGATCAGTTTCTCAAGTTCGGTCTGCTCTTTCGTCTCGTTGACAAATGTCTTTTCGATTACTGCCGCCGTCATTATTTCTTCGCTCAAACTGTTCATGGTTTCCTCCGTTGTTGATGAAGCGCGGCGCCTCAGGCGGACGTCGCGCGGTTGATTTATCGCCAGTCGCAGCCGAAGCCCGGCCATGGGCGCGCACTCTCGGCGACCGGCCAGCTCGCGAGCTTATGGAAATACCGCCCCTCGTAGAGCGGTCCATCATCGGTGTAGTTGCGCAGTTCCGTCAGGAGCACGAGCCGCCCGCGCACATGCACGGAGATCGGCCCCTCACCCGTCGCGCCGTCCAGGGCTTCCGCCAGAAACTCAATGAAGGCTCGGCGCTCGATCTGGCGCTTGTGGCGCCGCACGATCCGATCGCGCAATCTCATGGCGCGCTCGGGCGCCATAAAGCTCGAACTCCAGGCGTCGAAGGTTTTCCCGTTTCGCGCGCCGTAGAACGCGACGTATGCGCGCCCGTCGCCCTTGCGCAAGTCGTCGCGGTTGGCGGGGATCACAAGCAGGTTGTTTATCAGCAGATTGCAAGTCGCCATATTCCCTCCGGTTGTTATCGCCGGGGCGGCTCCCCCTGAACCGCCCCGACCGATGGGCGCCTCAATTCACGCGCAGGCCTGGCGCCCAGGGGCCTCGCGCGCGCCGGATGGCCAATCCGGGGTCTTAAACATCGAAGCAGCCCACGCGCACGCCCTTCGGTTGCGGCTTGACGAGCGGCGCCTCATTGCGCTCGGCCCTGTCGTGGCAGGTCTTCGAGCAATAGACCGACTTCTCGTCTTTGCTCATATAAGCCTTGTCATCAATGAAGAGCGGATATGCGCAATCCGAGCATTCGGTCTCTTCATCGCGTCTCTTGATTGTGTAAGTGGTCATGGTCATGGTTCCTCCGATTGCTTCGATTTCAATAGGCGTATAATAGCAAATTGCTAGCACAATGCAAGAGGAAAAATAGCAAAAAGGAGAAAAAAGAGCATTAAAAGTGAATAGACGGCAATAGCAGGCAGGCAGGCAATTGATCGGCAGAGCGATATGATTGGAAGTATTCAGGCGCTATGATATAGAGAAATCAGTTTCAGGGGGATGCGGGGGAGACGCGGGGGGAGCGCGGGGGAAAATACCCCGCTTTTTTCGAGAGAAATTATGTCGTCAACATCTATGGCTCGAGGCAGTTCAGTCGAGATTAAAGGGCTATCAAAATCACTCTACCGTTTATTCAAGCGGGCGACGATGCTCGACGGCGCGCCGTCTACATCGGCATGGCTTTTTCGGATGGTCCGGCGAACGATCCTCGAGCAAGAGGCGAAGCATGGCGACCTGCTGCATGCCCTGACGCCTGATGAGCGCGACATCCTCGAGGTAATCAAGGCGGGCGCGAATGACCCGGAATATATAGCCGCCGAGACGATGCTCCCGCCGAGCCGAGTCGCCCCGATCCTCGAGGATCTCGTCGAGCGCGGCATCATCGAAATGCGCCGCCAGGGCGGAAAGACCGAACAAGCTCGAGGCGCTCGCCGGCCGCTTTATTTCTTGAGCGAAAAATATCAATCGCGCTCCGAGTAATATCCCCGCGCTTTCGATGCCCTCAGTCATTTGTTTCTCCGAAAAGGGCGCCTTCCCGCGGGCGCCCGTCCCCTCTTCAAAATAAATCTCACCTTACGGGTAGCCTTTCACCGCTGAAGCAAATTCCGCACGTCCCCTTTAGAGGCGCGCCAATGGAGAGAATCGAAACGATGAATCCGACCGAAATCTTCGGAGAGGTAGTCAAAGATTTACTGCTCGCCGCGATCGGCTGGCTCATCGCCTCATTCAGCTTTCAGCGCAAGCTCGACGATTTCGACAAGCGCATCATCGCGCCGATCCGCGATCGCGTCACGGTCTTCGAGGGCGCGGCGAAGCAGTTCGCCACGCGCGAGGAATTGAAATCGGAGATCGCCTCATTGCGAACTGACGTCAAGGATGGATTCATCGAGGTCAAATCGCTGATTCGAGAACTGCGCACGGAGAGATGACTATGCTTCGCAATTTCCTATACCGCCTCGGGGAGTATGCCCGAGAGAATCGCAATAAGCTGATCAAATTTGCGCTCATCATTGTCGGCGCACTACTGGCCGGATTCATTATCTACGGCATCGCTGAGAGCATCGAGCGCTCTCGCTACTACAAAAGCCTGGATGAGTTCGATAAGCGAATCGAGCAAGCTGAAGCAAAAGCGAAGGCATTGGAGCAGCAGGCAGGCATTCTGAAAACCGCGCTGATTGCCAAATATGCCCGACTGGCTGAGCTCGAGCTTCAAGCGAAATCCGCTGATGTCAAGCTGCAAAAGACCCGCACGGTCTATATGCCGCTGGAGAAAATCTATGAAGAAATCCGCAATGCTCCTGCTTTGCCTGCTGCTGCCATATCCTGCGCAGATTTATGCCGCCAGCTTTCAGAGCTCGGCTACCCCTGCGAGCAGTCAAGCAAATGACTGCGAAGGGGCGGCTCGAGCTTGCTCTGCTGCTGCAAAAGAATTGAAGGCGGCCCGGGATCTGATCAAAGCCTATCGAGAAGACATCACGGCGGCGGATGAGCGCATCGAGCTCGCGCGCAAGGAGATCGAAGCGCTCCATCAGATTGGAGAGATGCAGAGCGAGCGCGCCGCCAAACTTGAAGCAGTTATCGCGGCCGAGCGAGATGCGAAGGCGATTCTTATCAAGGCTAAAGCCGAGCAAGAAAAACGTCTCGTAAGTCTCGAAAAGCGGCTCGGCCGCGCTCGCAAATTCGCGCTGATATTCGGAGTCGCGGCAGGCGTCGCGCTCATCGTCGGCGCAAGCAAATAACCCAAAGGAGTTTATGAAACGCATATTTTTCTTCATCTTCGTCATTCTTGTGACTGCGATTATTGCCGACGCTCAGACCGGAACCTTCATCGAGGCGGGCGTCGCCGCTTCCTACGGCTCGAACGATAGAAAAGTCGGCTTCCCCGACGCTTATGGCGCCATCGGCTTCAAGATTGCCGAATTCAAAGACTCGACTGTTCAATTGCGCGCCCGCGGCAAGCTCTCGAAAACGGCCGAGCTCGGCGATCTCTTCACGCGCGACGGCGGAATTCGCAAACCGAGCGGGGAATTGAAGATTGCGCCCGAAGTGCGATGGAATCTCTCGACCGAGAGTTATTTCAAGCCATTCGTGGCGGCCGGCTTCGAATATGGGCGTCAATTCGGCCTGGGCGACGCTCCATATAGCACGCTCAATCCTACGCTCACATTCGGGGCTCGCGCGGGCGGCTACGAGGTCTTCTATACGCGGCTCTTCGAAGACAGACTCAACCGCGAGAGCATTCCCGTGCAGCTCCCGAGCGGCGCGCTTTCGAGCTATCTGGAATCATCCGAACTGAAGGGCGACCGGATCGGCGCGAGTTATGTCTTCAAGCTGAGAGGCAGACTGCACATTAAGATCGGCGCCGAAGCGGATCGCGTCTCTTATCGAGCTTGCGCAAATACATCCTGCGACGCTTACCGGGAATATGACTGGATCGCCCGGCCGTTCGTGGCCTTTTCGATCTTTTGATTAACGTGTGCCCGATATTATCGAACTCGCAAATCAATTCAGAGACGTCGCACTGCGAAATGAGCGCGGCGCGGCGTCTCGCCTGATCGCGGCCTATGATCAAATCTCAGCCCGCCTTCTAAAACAAATCTCCGCCCTCAATCAGCAAATCGCAGAGGCTCGCGCAAAAGGCGAGATCGTAAGCGAGGGATGGCTCTATCGCCAGAAACGCTACGGCGATCTCTTGCGCCAGGTTGACGAGCAGATGAAGCGATTCGCCCAGATCGCAGATTCAACGATTACCCGGCAGCAGCGGCAGGCAGGCAGGCAAGGGCTCGCCGATTCTGCCCGCCTGATGGAAAAGGCGGCTCTCGATGCCGGCATCGGCGCGACATTCAATAAATTGCCTGCTGCTGCCATCGAGAACATGGTCGGCTTCCTGGGAGATGGCTCGCCGCTCAAATCACTTCTCGATGAATTGCCTCGAGACGGCCGGCAGATCGTCGCGAAGGGCCTCGTCGAAGCCGTCGCGCTCGGATGGAATCCGGCGAAGACGGCGCGGGAGATCCGCGAGGGGCTCGACTTCAATAGAATGCGCGCTCTGATGATCAGTCGCACAGAAACGCTCAGGGCGTATCGCACGGCGAGTCATCAGAACTATAAGGCGAATGCAGACATCGTGCGCGGCTGGACCTGGCGCAGCGCTCGCTCGAGCAGGTCCTGCGCCGCCTGCATTGCCCTCGACGGAACGTTTCACCCGGTAAGCGAGCCGCAGAAATTCCATGTGCGCTGCCGTTGCACGATGATCCCGAGCGTTCGAGGTGTCGAAGTAGACCGCGGCGTCAATTGGTTCGAGCGCCAGGATGAGAAGATGCAGCGCGAGATCATCGGGACTAATGCCGGCTTCGAGGCGTTCAAGGCGGGCAAGCTCAAGCTCGAGGATTTCGTAGGCCTCGAGCAGAATCCGAGATGGGGCGACAGTTATCATCAGTTGAGCGTCAAGCGGGCTCTCGCCGGCGAGGGGCGCTTTCCTGGCGACGCCGCCCGGCCGCCCGAGCCCGCGCCGCCGCCTGCAGAAAAGCCGAAAAAGCAGGCAAAGCCGAAACCGTTCCCCGATTCAATCGAAGGCCTCGAGACCGTCAAACCCCTGGGCGGCTCGACTGGCGCCACGCTCATGCGCGACCCGGCGACCGGCAAGCAATTCGTGCTCAAGCGCGGCTCGAGCGCGGAGCACTTGCGCGAAGAATTTACCGCGGATCAGGCATATCAGGCGCTCGGCATAAATGTGCCGAAGGCGAAGCTCTATGAGACGGCGACCGGCCCGGTGAAGCTCGCCGAATTCATCGAGGGAAAGCCGCTCAAGAGTTTGACAGGGGAAGCTCGAGCCAAAGCCGAGGAAGAACTCAGGAAGCATTTTGCGGCCGATGCCTTGCTCGGAAATTGGGACGTGATCGGCCTCGGCGAAGATAATATCCTCCTCGGCAAGAAGGGCAAGGTCTATCGGATTGATAACGGCGGGGCCCTCCGGTTCCGGGCTCAGGGCGCGAGAAAGACGGCGGATGAATGGAACCAGTATCCCTCCGAGCTCTGGTCGCTCAGAGAAAGGGGCGTCAATCGGCAGACCGCGAAGGTCTTCGGCGGTCTGAATATTTATGACATTGGAGACCAGATCGAGACCATCGCAAAGAAGCGCACGAAGCTCATCAAAAGTCTCCCCGAGGACCTGAAAGAGACCGTCAAGAGTCGGCTCGAGCAACTGCAGTATATCGGCAAGACGGCGAAGACCTTCAAAGAGGATAAATGGGTCGCTGATTATACGGACGGCTTTACGAAGCATGTGATCGGCATTCGCAAAGATGGGATTGTGGCCAGGATGCCGAATTCATTGAAGCAGGCAGGCTCGAGCGTCACGCCGAAAGACGAAAATGGGCTGCGCTTCGATCATCTGCGCGGGGCTGGCTCGCTCATTAGCGATCTGGCCGAATATATGCGCCGCTCTGGAACGAATCACGAGATCATCAGCCGATTCGCCTCAGATCAGGCCGGCAATTCGTGGAATAATATTCCGGCCGCGATTAAGGCCTTTTGGGTCAAGCAGCGCGAGGCTGATTCGTCAAGTTATTGGTGGAAAACGAGTTTTGAGAGCGCAACGGAGCGCTATGCGAAGGCAGTCGAGAAATTGGGCGAAGACCGGATCAAGGCGGCATGGCAGATTCAGCACGCTTTCCATTTTGAATTATTAAACAAGGTCGATTTGCGTTATAATGACCGCAAGAAGAAGCTCTTGAGGCTGATTCGCACGGAGAATATTCAGGTCATGCAGTTCAATCAGTTGACTCCCGGGGCCAATCGGCTATTGCTCCGCGGGGCGCACGAGTCGGCGAGCCTTTACAAGGCCGTTTTCCCCTTCGGAACTGAAACGACCGTCCAATATGTTCCTCATTACCGGATTACCTCGAGCTATTTACTTGAGCGGTCGCCGGGTTCCGGCGACAGCATGTTCATGGGCGATGGAGAAAATGAATTCGTCTTTTTGCCCGAGGGCATCTCGTTTGAATATTTGGGCTATCGGAAAAATCCCTGAGAGAAATGAATATAACGTCGGCAAAATATAGGGTTGATCGAAACGGTTATCCGTTCCTCGATCTGGTGATCGATGGCATTCGAACGCCGATCAGTCGCTACGATCTGAAATCCGCGGTCCTAACCGCCGGATGGATCCCACTCGCCGGCGAGTGGGAGGACCGCGCAGACGGCCGCGAGGTCTTCGCCGAGATCCGGATCCCGCTCGAGGGCGAGCCCCAGGTGACGATCACGGGCGCCTATACGAATGATCCGGCCCTCCTCGAGCTCGCCCGGCGCTTTATCAAGGACGCCGACAGCAATCAATTTCAGGCTGGAAAAGAGCTCTTATAGCAGGCAGCAGGCAAATAATCTCACCTTTTCGCGCCACTTCCGAAATAAAGTCAATCCTTCCGGTATCTTGCGCTTATCATGTCTAAGGGCAAGCGAACAGTGCGAACACCTAAAAAGAGCAAACTCTTTCTTAATGGCTTGCGAAAAACGGGTGTTATTTCATATGCCTGCGAGATGGCGAAGATTGGCCGAACCGCGGCATATGCATGGCGCGCCGATGATGCTGAGTTTGCAAAGGCCTGGAATGAGGCGCTTGACGAGGCGCTTGATGCGCTGGAATTGGAGGCCCGGCGACGCGCGCATGACGGCCTGATCAAAAAGAAATTCCATGAAGGCGCGGCGATTATTGATCCCGCGACGGGCGAGCAGTATTACGAGCGGGAGTATAGTGATACGCTGATGATCTTTCTGTTAAAGGGCGGTCGGCCCGAGAAATATCGTGATCAATTCGACGTGAATCTACGAAAACTTTCAGATGAGGACCTTATCGCCGCGGCAAAGGGCATACTTGCAGGAGATGATGCGTCGGGGTCTGACGCTCCCACAAGCGGCAATAAATGAGACGATCGCGGCCGATCCAGTCAGTTTCCGGCAATTTATTGCCAGAGTCTCGCCCCGCTACCGTTGGTATCGCCATTGCGAGGTCCTCGCCGATCTACTGCAGCGCGTCGCCGATGGCGAGATTAAGCGGCTCATGGTCTTCGAGCCCCCGCGCCACGGCAAAAGCGAAACGATCTCCCGCCTCTTCACTGCGTATTTCCTTCACCGCTATCCCGAGAGATGGGTCGGACTGAGCAGTTACGCCGCCGACCTCGCCAATACTCTCTCCCGCAACGCCCGTGATAACTACAAATTGGCCGGCCATACGATTAGGCCCGACGCGGCCGGCGTTCAGCACTGGGAGACAGGGCAGGGCGGCGGATTATGGGCGACCGGCGCGGGCGGCCCGGTAACGGGAAAGGGCGCGCATCTTCTCGTGGTTGATGACCCGATCAAGAATGCTGAAGAGGCCGCATCAGAGGTCATTCGCGCCAAACTTCAAGATTGGTGGAACTCGACATGGTATACACGCGAAGAGCCTTGGTCCGATACCGACCCGAGCGGCGCCATAATCATCGTCCAAACTCGATGGCATGAAGACGATCTTGCCGGCTGGCTGCTCGAACAGGAGCGCAAGGCCGAAGATGACGAAGATTGCGAGCGCTGGCATATCGTCAATCTGCCGGCGATCGCTGAAGAGCCGGACCCCAACCAATTCCCGGCGAACTGTACAGTTGAGCCCGATTGGCGCCGACCCGGCGAGGCTCTATGTCCGGAGCGCAGGCCCCTCGAAAAATTGCTGAAGATCGCAAAGCGGATCGGACAATACTTCTTCGATGCGCTCTTTCAGCAGCGACCGACCGCCAAAGAGGGTGATTTCTTCAAGGTCTCGAAGCTCGAAATCGTGGATGCGGCCCCGGCAGATTTGCTGATGTGTCGCGGTTGGGACTTGGCGAGCACCGAGGGCGCCGGGGCGTTCACGTCTGGCGTGTTGATCGGCGAGGATGGCAAAGGCATCTGGTATGTGCTTGATGTGGCCCGCGGCCAATGGTCGAGCGATGATGTTGAAACTCAACTCCTGAGCACTGCCCGGCGCGACGGAATCGGCGTGCGAATTCACATCCCGCAAGATCCGGGGCAGGCAGGCAAAAAGCAAAGCATTTCACTCGCGCGAATGCTCTCCGGATTCAATGTGAAGACCGAGCCGGCCAGCGGCTCGAAGGAGGCGCGCGCCTTCGCATTCTCGGCTCAGGTGAACATCGGCAATGTCAAACTTCTCAATGGCGGATGGAATAAAGCCTTCATCGAAGAGCTTCGCCAATTCCCGCGCGGCAAATACAAGGATCAAGTAGATAGCGCCGCGGACGCCTTCAACGATCTCGCGCTGAGCGGCCAATTCGAGCAGTGGGATTACTTCAGATAAAGGCGGCAGCAGGCAGGCAAACAAAAACCCGCGCGAATATGATAATCTCCCTGCGGGTTATCCTCCAGTAATTGATTGAGAGCGGCCACGGTTGATGGTTCGACGTGGCCGCTTCTTTTTGCCTGCCTGCTTCAAAAATAAATCTTCAGCCTGTCTTACTCTCCCGCCGTGCCAGATGAAGCGAAAAATCAAGCTGATTGGAAGTGCAAAGCCTACAAGGATATGGCGCCCGCCTGGGAGATCATGTCCGACACAGTGGCCGGCACTCTCCGGATGCGCGAGAAGCGCGAGCTCTATCTGCCGAAGGAACCCGGCGAAAAGCCCGAGCATTATGCGTATCGCCTGGCTCGCGCCACTTTCTTCAATGCCGTCGACAGGACGCTCAACGGATTGACGGGCATGGTCTTCAGAAATGAGCCGAAGCTCGGCGAGAACGTTCCGGAATTTATCCGGGGCAGGGAATCGGCAGGCGACGAGGCAACCCCCCGAGTCGAGGGCCAGTGGGAGAATATTGATAACGCCGGAACGCATGGCGCTGTTTTCTGCAAAGAACTCTTCAGCGATGCGATGCGCGACGGTCACGCGGCGATCTTCGTTGATTATCCGCCGCCACTCGAAGAAAGCGCGGATGCGAGCCAGATTCCCAATCAAGCCGATGAGAATCGAGCCGGGCGCCGTCCGAATTGGGTGAGCTATTGCGCTGATAAAATCATCAACTGGCGCACGGAGATCGTGAACGGCAAGAAGCGGCTCGCGCTCATCGTGTTCAAAGAAGAGACCTATGAATCTGACGGCGAATACGGCGAAGAAAAAGTAATTCGCTATCGCGTGCTCAGGCCCGGCAAGTGGGAGCTATATCGTGAGATCAGTTCAGCGGGCGCCAAAAGAGAGATCAAATTCGAAAAGGGCGGCCCCACATCGCTTGCCGAGATTCCCGTCGCCATCGTCTACAGCCGAAAGACCGGATGGCTGACCTCGCAGCCGCCGCTCTTAGACCTGGCCTTACTCAATATCAGCCATTATCAGAAATACAACGATTTTTCGATCTACATTCATCTCTGCCGCCCGATCCTCTGCCGCAAGCCGGCCGCTCCAGCTAAGCCGGTCACGGACCTGAGCGCTTATGCGGTGATGGAGACTTCAGATAACGGCAATATTTGGTATGCGGAACCGACCGGCGCCGGGCTCAAGCCTTCGAGCGAGGACCTCAAAGACATAGAGCAGCGGATGTCGATTCTCGGGCTGTCATTGCTCGTCAAGCAGACCTCCGGACCGATCACGGCGACCGAGGAGAAAAACGATCAGCTCGAGGAGTCATCCGACCTGGCGACGGCGGCCCGCAGTCTTCAAGATGCGATCGAGCAGGCGCTCAAATTCCATGCGCAATATCTCAATTCATCCGCCGAGACTGGCGGCAATGTCGAGCTCGGCGCGGCGCTCGATGATCTGATCCTCGCGCCGCAAGAGGTTCAGGCCTATAGCGCGATGGTCGGCGCGAATCAGATTACGCTCGAAACGCTTTGGAAGATTTTGGCAGCAGCAGGGAGACTCCCCGCCGATTTCGATCCGAAGAAAGAGCGTGCGCAGATCGAAAAGGACATGGACGCGGCGACCGAACGGATGGCGAAGACCCTCGATCGCGCGCCCGCTCCAGATGAGCAATGACCCGGGGAAAATAAATATTTCCCTTGATATATCGTGTTTTCGCTGCTGATTGAGTCGGCAGCATAACGCTATCGGTTGGGCCGATGGCAATTTTATCAACGCCTTTGCCGGTTGGGCCGGCAACAACCCATAGGTGATTCACCAAAGTTGGGCTGAGGAAAAATCACATGGCCGTTGCACACGAAGTTACCGATCTCACGACCGTCGAGGAAGAGATCAGAAGCGCATACGTCGAAAAGGATGGAAAGCACATTCTCGACGTCGAGAGATATGCCGAGATAAAGGCGAAGCCTTTAGTCGACAGGAATAAAAAACTTCTCGACGAGAAAAAACAGCTCGAAGAGAAACAGAAGACGATTGATCAAAAGAGCAAGAGCACGAGCGAGGACATTGATAAACAGCTCAAAGAAAAAGATGACCGCATCGCGGCGCTCGAGATGGCAAATCGCGAGCACGAGATTTGGGACCCGGTTCGAGGACTCGCCGCGAAATACGGGGTGATGGGCGATCGGCTCGACGCTGTAATGACCTTGCTTCGCGCTCAAAACCGTTTCGATCTCGAAGACAAGACTCTCGTCTTCAGAGACAAAAACGGAAACCCGACGAATATCAAGCCCGAGCGGGCTTTCGAAGTTTACTTGAGAGAAGAGCTCCCATGGGCGTTCGAGGCTTCCAAAGCGGCAGGCAGCGGCGCTCAGAACGGCGGCAAAGGCAGCCCAGGACAGCGCACGCTAACCCGCGAGTCATTCGAGGCAATGACTCAGGCGCAAAAGGATGCGTTTATGGCTGATCACGCCAAAGGGACTGCTCGACTCATTGATTGAAGTCCCGCTTCATAAAGTAGGGACTTTGGAGACGTAGCAATGCCGTTGCCGAATACGTTGACAGGGCTAATCCCTACTTTCTACGCCGCGCGAGATGAAGTCTCGCGCGAGCTTGTCGGATTGATTAATGCCGTCACTATTGACGCCTCTTCAGCTCGCGCCGCGCTCAATCAGCCCGTGCGCGTCACGATCACGCCTCAGGTCCCGGCGCAAGACATCGTCCCGGCGATGACGCCGCCCACTCCGAATAGCGTGCCCATCACCTTCGTCGAAATGGCGATCACGAAAATGAGGGCCGTGCCCCTCCCATGGTCAGGTGAAGAGCAGCAATCAGTTGATCAGAACGGGCCGGGAATCAATAACATTCTCAAGGATCAGACCACGCAGGCGATCAGAACGCTTGTGAATGAAATGGAATCCGATCTCGGCGGATTATATATCAACGCCTCGAGAGCTTTCGGAACCGCGGGCACTGCTCCATTCGGCGGCGCCGATCTCGGCGACAGCGCGCAGTTGAAAAAGATTCTCGACGACAACGGCGCGCCCGAATTCGGCCGGCAACTCGTCATCAATACGAGCGCCGGAGTCAACCTGGGTAAGCATACGCAGCTCACGAAGGTGAGCGAAGCGGGGACGGATGTGACGCTCAGACGCGGCGAACTGCGCGACCTTCACAACTTCTCGATTCGCCAATCTGCCGGCATCAAGACGCCGGCGAAGGGCACTGGCTCAGCCTATACGACGACGGCCGCGGGCTTTGCCATAGGCACGACCTCGATTCCGATCATCACGGGCACGGGTACGATCCTCGCCGGCGATCGCGTGACCTTCGCGGGCGACCCGAATATCTATGTGATAGAGACAGGAGTCTCGGCGCCCGGCACGATCGTGCTCGCAAAACCGGGCTTGAGAGTAGCGATCCCCGCCTCAGCGACCGCGCTCACAGTCGGAAACGTCGCCGCTCTCAATATGGCCTTCCATCGCTCATCGCTCATTCTGCTCGCGAGAGGCCCATATTTACCGGGCGGAAGAGACATGGCGGTTGACCGGATGCAAATCTCAGACCCTATCTCGGGCATTACTTTCGACATTGCGATGTATCTCGGATACCACGCCGAATTTATCGAAGTGTCGGCTTCCTGGGGCGTCAAGGGCATCAAGAGCGAGCACACCGCTCTGCTGCTCGGCTAATTGCAGCAGCAGGCAGGCAACGCGGCTCGATTAATGAGGGACTATGGCAAAAAGAAACGATCAGGCGGGCGCCGAAGATAAGGCGCCCGTCAAATCGCCTACAGAGTGGACACCCGAGGGGCTCGGGACCCGGCACGATGCGCGACGGCAAGAACGGCGCGAGCTCGAGGCGGAGCTCGCCGAGATAGATGGCAGCATCCGGACGGCGATTCAAAACGGCGACGTGGAAGGGCTCGGGCGATTCACGGCGCGCAAGGTCGAACTGCCGGGCTTATTCCTCGCGGCCTCGCTCGCCGAAACGAATGCGCGGCATGAGCTCGCGAACGCCGAAGACGCGGCGAATCTCGAGCGCCTCAATGAAGCGGAGACTCGGCGCGATGCTTTGCGGAAAGCGCTCGCGGAGCGCGAGGCCGAATTCAAAAAGGAGCTCGCCGCAAGAGCGGCCGAGCTTCAGCAGGTCGAGAACGAGCTCGGCGCGGCGCTCTCCCACATCGCGAGCGCGCGGGCCGAGGGCGCCTCGAATGATGCGGGCTTTCATCGCAGTTTGGCGAAGCTCGCCGGAGTGTAACGATGCTCATCCGAGACTTTGCCGAATGGTCAATTACAACCACCGCAGACAACGCCGCGGCGACTGTCACGCGGGCGGCTGAAGCAGGCAAGCAGCACTGCATTTTGTCAATTTCCGGCAGTTTTAGTGCGGCGGTCGCGGGCAAACTGATGACGCTCAAAGACGGCGCGACGATCATCGGCAATTTTCACGTACACAATCAGCGGGATATCGTCTTCGAAAGACCGCTCAAGCTCTCGGTCAATTCGCTCGCCGAATTATCGCTCGCCGCCTCCGGGACGGCGACGCAGATCGGCGCCGTCACTATGACCGGATTCACGATTGGATAATGCCGAGCACAATCATTACAACAATAGGCGCGGCCAATGCGAACTCATACATCGATGTCGCGGCGGCCGATTCCTATTTCGACGATCAACTCAATGTGACGAAGTGGACGGCGGCAATTACGGCGGACAAACAGCGGGCGCTTCTTTCGGCGGCGGCCCGCCTGCAGGATGAGAACTGGCTCGGCTCTCGGGTCAATTCGATTCAGCGGCTCGCCTGGCCGCGAATCGGCGTCGCAAAGGTTGACGGAGTGGGGCCGGGCTATGGATGGGGTTACGGCTATGGCTATTACTGTGGAGAGCATTATCGAAGCGATGAGATCCCGCAGCCCGTCAAGGACGCTCAAGCGGAGCTCGCGCTCGTGCTCTTGAGCGGCGGGGGCGGGGGCGCGAGCGCCGGCGCGATCGAGTCATTCACGGTTGACGGGCTCAACGTGAAATTCGCCGGACAGGGCGCGGTCGCTACGGTTGATGATTCTCGCGCTCGAGCGCTGATCTCGGGGCTCGTCGCGGGAAATGAGCTGATGAGGGGGTGATGATGTGGCGGCGGGACACATATCGAAATCGAGTAACGGGGCGCATCGTCGCTATAGAGGTCGTGCCGGAAAAGGATAAGAAGCCTCATATCAGCGATGAGATGTGCGAGTGCGGCCCGAAGGTAGAAACGACCAATGGGGTCGCAATGCTCGTGCACAACTCTTTTGACGGCCGCGAGAAGTACGAACGGCTGAGAGACCAATAACAGATGGCGCTTCTGACAAAAGCGATCTTGAACTCGATCACGAACGCGCTCTATGTGGGCGCGGCGATCGCGTTTTATAGCGTCTCGCCGACAGCGGGTGAGGTCTTAATCACTACGCTGACCGAAGGCTTCGTATTCGTCCGCGAGCGCAAAGCGGGCGCCGAGATAGACGGCTCGGGCGTGACTGCCATTATCGCGGGGGACGCTTCAATTACTCCCACGCAACTCAAGGTCGCAGGCGTCGCCGTGATCACAATCGGGAGCTCGACGACGCGATACGCGATCGTCAAATGCCTGCCGCAACAGCAACTCGGCGCGGGCTATATCCTGCGGCTCGCTCCGCAGAAAGGGGCGGCGGGATGAGTGATTTTACGGTCAAAGTGCAGGTCACGGGCAATGATAAGACAGAGCTCGCGCGAATCGTCAAAGAGATCGCATTCGGAATCGAAGCCGAGATAAAACTCTCGATGACTCAACCAAAGCACGGCAGGCAATACCCTCGAGGGAGCCGCACTCATACGGCGAGCGCGCCGGGCGAAGCGCCGGCGGTAGATACGGGTCATCTGATCAATTCGATTCAGTCGAGAATCATCTCGGACACTGAGGCCGAGATCACGATCCCGGCCGAATATGCCGAAGCGCTCGAGTTCGGCACATCGAAGATGGCCGCGAGGCCCTACGTCGAGCCCGCAATCGAGGGCGTGATCGAGAGATTCGAGAGGGGCGGGATTCTTCAAAGCTCGAGGGAATAGATGACGGTCGAGCAAGAGACAAAGAACGTTAAAGCCGTGGCCGATGCGGCGCGAGCATTTCTTGATGCTTATGATGAGTTCGATGGCGATCCTGGCTGCTGCGGAGGCGAATTGCTCGATACGCTGATTGATGCAGTAGACGGCCTCGGCAATGAAGGCGATGAGTAGGGGAATAGATGCCGGTCTTCACGGAATTGCAAATCAGAGACGCGATCAAAACGGTACTTGCTGCCGCCGCGCCGAACGCCGTGATCTTTCCGTGGTGGGTCCTCGGGCATGACCCGAACCAATGGCCGGGCGTCCTGAAACCCTCGAGCGGGCCGGACGCGAACAAGGTTCATGGCTACATCGTGACGCGGGTCAACAGCGAAGGGATTCGCAGGAATTCGGAATGCGTCAGGCGGATATTCACTTATGCGATTTGGGGATTCCGCTATTACGACGAGACGAGCACGAATGCGAGCAGCAGCGATGTCGTCTTCAACGCCGAGCTCGATGCGATCTCTCAGGCGTTCGTGATCGCCTCGAGCCTGCCGCTCGAGCTCAGGCGCGTGAGAGAAGACGGAGAGCCGCAATTCAAGCTCGATCTGGCGGTCTTAGGCGGCGAGCTTTTGCACTACGCGACGGGGCGACTCGTCGTCGAGCAGATTTGAAGAGGTAAGAAAGATGGGCAATCGTTTAGTCAGGGAAGTCGGGATATATATCAGCAAGCGGCCTCAATTGACGATGGGCGGCGATTACACTTTGGGCACTGATTACCTGAAGACCGTATTCGAGCCCGCCGCATTCATCCTGCCGAAGATCAATTATCGAAACGACGCCGGGCGCCCCGGCAACTCCCATGAGTTCGCCACGAAGCAGTGCGCGGAGTTTATCAGGCATCCCGCGATCACGATCTCGGACGAAGTCAATTCGACCTATGCGGGCCGGCTCGCACTGCGCAACGTCGGCGGCGCCGTGGTGGACACTCAGCAGGGTGGAACGGCGGCATGGAAGCACAAGGCGGTGATGCTCGATGCGCTCATCACGCGGCAATTGCCCCTCACCTCGGTCATTTCGATTCTCGGCGGCGCGGATTACAGATTCGCCGATTTTGTCTGCGATCGCTTCAGGATGGAGCAGACCCGGAATGACGTCCCGCGATACTCATCCGATCTGATCGGCTCGGGCAGATTCCTGACTCCGAACGGAATTGACGTCAAGCAGGTCGAAACCGCGACAGCGACCGGGACAGTGACCGGCGCCGGATTTGGGAAGGCCACCGTCACGGCGGCGGGCATGCCAGGATCGCCCCGCGTCGTGCGATTTGCCGTCAGCTCTTCCGATCCGCCCGCGACCTGGGCGATCAGCGCCCGGGCCGCGCTCGCCGCCGATGTCGTGACCGGCGCCTTTTTCACTATTTCAGGCACGAGCACGGCGATCGCTCTGACCGCGGTAAAAGCGGCGGCGAATGACGCCACAATGAATGTGGCCTTAGACAATGATACGAGCACCGGCATCACTGCGACGCCGACCTCGGCCAACACAACCACGGGCGCGCAGACGCTCCCGACGACGGCCCTGACTCTGCCTTGCTTCGATGGAAATTTGACGGAATTTTTCTGGACTGATCAGAACGGGCTTCAGCAGCTTACCGGCTCGGGCTGCACGATCATGTCGATGGCGATGGAGAACGGCAACAACACGCGCCTCAACGACCGATGCGCGGGCGATCCGACCATCACCGTCACAGACGGCGCGCTCACGACGACGCCATCTCATGTGCGAAAGATGAAGCATATGGCCCGCGGTCCGGTCGCGCAGGTCACAATCCTGATGGACGATACTATCCCCGATTGGTTCACCTATATGACGAATGATCAGCTCACCGACGTCACATTCCGCGCGAATGGGCCAATTATTGCGAGTTCGTTCCGGCATAGCCTGGCGATGATCATGCCGAAAGCCCGAGTCTCAGACCTCAGCGAAACTGAAGTCGAAGGCGAGGCCGCGCTGCAACTGACGATCGAGCCGTTTTTCGATACGACCTCGAATAGCGCGCTCACGATCGAGGTCGTAAACACGGATACTTCGAACTATGACTAAGAGAATGAGACCAACAGAACTGGAAGAAATCTCCGAGCCAGAGCAGCAGCAGGCAGGGCAGGCAGACCCCGCCGAGCGCGTCTTCGATTTCACCGGGGAAGTGGAAGGCTTCGACGATGAATCGAAGCGCGTCTATTACCTGCTTCGCCGCGCGGCGATTCTCGTCGGGGATGAGAGCACATTGCCCAATGGGAAGATATTCACGCAAGCGCAGGCGATCGAGATTCTAGGCGAGAATTATGAAAAGGCTCTTGTCGCGGATACGAAATGCTGCGGATAAAGCTCGATTGTTCCTGCGCGCGATCTGGTCGCTCCGGCGCGGCCAGGTCAGCTTGCGGACCTATACGCTGCGCAAGGCCGAATGCCTCGACTGCCCAGAACATATCGAGACGCAATCCGGCATTTATTGCTCTGCCTGCCGCTGCCCTCAATGGTTTCTATCTGATCTGAGAACGAAATGGCGAATACTCGATGTCAGATGCCCGCTCAATAAATGGTGAATAAATGGCTGTAGGGGTAATCAATTTTCCGGCCTCGCTCGATGACGCTGATACTCTAATCCGGGCGGCGAATAACGCAATCACTACGCTCGCCTCAGGCATTACCTCAGGCTCAACGACCATCTCACTCACGTCGGCGACCGCATTCACGACCTCCGGCATAGCCACGATTATTGATAATCCGGCCTCGCCAACGCTGATCGAGATAATCACTTATACGGGAAAGAGCGGCAACGATCTGACGGGTGTCCTCCGCGGCCAATACGGCACGACGGCGAGCGCATTCTCCGCAGGCGCCACGGTCGTAATGCGCCCCGTCGCCCGGCATCATACGGCGCTCGTTGATCTGCTGCTCGCCATCGAACAGAAAATCGGCTATGGCACGCCGCTCGGCCCCCTCGACGTGAGCGGAACGAATCAGGCCGGGAATAATTTCCGGATGGCAGGAGGACGCGGAACGGGTAATGCCGAGCCGGGACTTGTACTCGTAAAGTACCCGCTGAAGGTGGCCAGCGGGACGACACTGCAGGCGCTCAGCTCAGGCGAATTTCCCGTAGTGACGTGCCTCTATAGCAATACTAGTCTCGGCACGGCCGTCGCCAACAGCACAGCGGAAACGTCTCTATTCACCGGGGCATCGGTATCGCCAGGATCAACGCGGACAATAGAGGCGGGAATGACGGCGGCAGGCAGCATATATAGGCTGCGCATTGAGGGAACTTTCCAAACCACCGGAACCCCGACCATTCAATTCCGAATTAAGTTTGGAACTACAGTCGTCGGCGACAGCACGGCGATTACCGCTCCCAATAACTCAAACGGCTCATTTGTAATTGATACATATTTATTCGTCTATGTCGTCGGCGCGGCGGGGAGCGTTCGCGTCGAGATGATCGGCGCTATTTCTCCCGCCCTGACCGGAATCGTGACGCTCACCAATTTCAGAGGCAACAATCTCACCGGCGTTGATTTTACCGTGTCGCAGACCCTCGATGTGACGGCCCAGTGGGGGACTGCGGCGGCCGGCAATAGCGTGCAGCTCGTCGGCGCTTCGATTGAGAGGTTGAGATGAATGAAGGATGGAACGGCTTTCAGTGGAATGGCGCCGAATGGAACGGGCGCGAAACGACATACGTTTTGCTCAACACTCAATTCATGCTCTGCTTCCTGCTTACGGCGAAATGGGACCCGATTGACATCAGTGCGGCGGCGCCGGAGTGCTAAATGGCGAAAATAACTGGAATATTTCGGGGCAATGATCTGGGGTTGAAATTCACGATTACGACCTCGAGGGCGATTCCTCGCGCCAGGTTCACGGCCAAGCGCAAGCCGGAGGATTCGGACGCCGGCGCGCTCTTCTCGAAGCAGATCACGACGACCTTATCGGCGGACGGGCAGATTACTCAGCAGGGCGGCAGCGGCTCCCCGGCCATTATGACCTTCACTTTTACAAAGACTGAGACGGCAAACGCCCTGGCGGATGTCGAGTATAAATTCGATCTGGAAGTCTTCGATGCGAGCAATGTTTCGACTATGGTTTTTAGCGACGTCATTATCTTCGGCCCGCGTGTGCGCACATCGCTCGGATAGAAAATGTCCGATGCTCGCTGAGAGGGGACTCGAACCCCTATTGGTTTCCCCGCCCATCGGAAGGCAGCCGGATTTAATCACCCGACTTGACGTTGCGATAAATCGCCCGCCTGCGTATTCCAGTTCCGCCACTCAATTTCATTCTATCACGCGCAAAAATAAATCCAGCGTCCTCGCTATCCTCCGCCGCATGGAAAATCAATTATTCGAATTCGACGAACAGATTCATGAAGTCAGTTTTCCCGCCACGACGAGGAAGGGCGGAACCCGTACCGTCTCTCATCGCCTGCGCTCACCGACCCTCGATGAATTGCATAAGCGAGAGAACCTGATCAAGACCGAAACGGAGAAAGTCAACTCCCGGGCGACCGGCGTCAGGACCTATCAGAACCCGGCAGACATATGGCTGTGGGATCAGATCGCTGAGGCCGTCCGAGGGTATGAGAACTCCGATGAATGGCAGGAACTAACCGACGAGATGAAGAGGATTCTCAACCCGGCGCATAAGGCGGACGCAATCGCTTTTATGTACGCCGCGCGCTCCGTGATCGAGGGCGAAGGTGATTACGTACCCCTCGGCCCGACCGATTGGACCGTGAGGCAGGAAATCGGATGGGCTAAGGAACCGGATTACATTATCTATCATATCCTGCGAGAGCCCGACGAGGATGAGCGGGCCAAATATGACCGGGCAAAATCAACGACGATGTTGATCACGGGCGCGAGGACCGAGCAAGGGCAAGTGCAGACGCATCTCAAGCCCAATATCGCGCTTTATGACGCGCTGATTCAGGACATCAGAGGCGCGACAGTTGCGGGCGAAACTTTCTCTTCCTCGAATCGCAGGGAATTTCTCGCCGCGATCGATCCACTCTGGAAGCGCAACGTAATTCAAACCCTCATGGGTTCATTTGAGGCTCAAATATCGGACTGACGGGGGCGCTTCGAAAATATCTGGACCGCTATTTCGAAGCGCGACGCAGGAAGGGCGGGGAAGTGTGCAAGGGTGAAGAGGTCTGCGCCGTCACTGGACCCCTGCGCGACAAGTCGAGGCCGATTGAGGAGATTTGCGCGGGCTGCGACCTGCTGCCGACGAAGCCGAGCAATATTCCGATGCGGGTCGCACAGCTCGTCATCACGGCATATCGAATCGAGGCGCTCTCTGAGAGCAATGTCGCCCCCAAATACCCGAGTTTTTTCACGCCGCTCGAGTGGGAAGCCTTCCTGACCTTGAAATACGCCCGGGCGAAAGATCAAGAAAAGGATCTCCAATCAAGGAAGCGGGAGCAGCAGCAAGGCTCGGCGCAGGCGGCCCTAGAAGCGCGAATGATGCGCGGATGACCTCGCGCGGCTGATGAAATAGGCGATCGCAAACCCGATGAGGCACAGCCCGGACATAAAGAGCATAAAGGCCGTGCGCACTATAAAGCCGTGCAGAGCCATAGTGATCGCATAAATCAGAAAGCCCAGGCAGCCGGCCATCAAACAAGCGGTGAATATTTTCATGGTCTCTGTCTCCCGAAATTAAAGGGGTGTCGGCGGGAATTCTGCCCCAACCCGGGCGAAAAATAAATGGCGGGCCTGGGGGATACTCGGGCGCATGGCGAGAACAATCAAAATCGAGATTGTCGTCGACTCGAAGCAGGCCGACGCGAACCTTAAAAAGTTCGAGCGCGAATTCAAAAGCGCGATTGATTCGAGCACGGGGAGCGCCGGCAGACTTCGCTCATCGCTCGGCGATCTGCGGACCGCGCTCAACGCGCTCGGTATTGCCGCCGCCGTCACGGCGCTCAAGCAATTCGGCGAATTCGCGCTGCGGGCCGCGATCAATGTCGATCGTCAGGTGAGCTCACTTAAGGCGCTCACGGGCTCAGCCGAGGCCGCCACGAGGCGATTTCAAGAGCTCTTCAAGATCGCTCAGCAAACACCGGGGCTAACAACATCTCTCGCCACGACGCTCGATGCTCAGTTGCGCGTCTTCAACGTTAGCACTCAGACGATCAATAAATTACTGCCCGTGGTCGGCAGATTGAATGCGATAAGCCCGCTCGGCGATCCTCGACAGTTCGTAAACAACCTGACCCAGCTCATCAGCCAAAACTTTGAGCGCGCCGATCTGAAGGAACTTGTCGGGCAATCGCCGATCGCCGGCAAACTGCTCGCGCAAATCTTCAATGTCGATAATCCGACGAACGCCGAAGCGATTCGCGCGGCGGCGAAGCGCCTCGGCGTCACTACCGTCGAAAAGCTCGCCGAGGAACTCGTGAAGGCCGCCGAAACAAACTCCGCGCTGAAAAACGCGGTTGAGACGATCGGCGGGCAGTTCGACAAATTGAAAGATCGCCTCGAGGTCGCGCTCGCGCCGGTCGGGGAACAAATCGCCAAAATCTTAATCCCCACTTTCGACGAGCTGATAAAATCAGTCAAAGAATATGGCGCTACCTCGGCCGAGGTTTTTCGTGACAATAGAAACGACATCATCGCCTCGACGAAGCAGATCGCGCAGATGACAGTCGAAATGGGCAAGGCGACTATCTCGCTCGGCGAGCTCGCGCTAAAACTGAAGATCCCCGAATTTTTGGGCAGGGCCGCCGCCGAATTTCAGGACATCGTAGACTCTAGCGGGGGGAACTTGTTCACCTTCGAAAAGGGACCGAAACTTCTGGAATTCGAGCGCCAGCTCGCCGCTATCGAAGCCGAGCGAAAGCTGACCAAGCCAGACAGCAGACTCTCCAACTTCATTGCGACCATCAACGCGCTGGGCGAGCTCAGGGGTGGCGGGAAGTCCGCAGCCGGGGGCGGCGGCGGGGGAGGCGGCGCCGGCGGCGGTAGGTCCGCGGCAGTCTCGGCCGAGGCCAGGAAGCGGGCGCAGGAAATCAAGGACATGCGGGAAAAGATCCGGGACGCAATAATCGAAGACTTCGCCGATTCGACGCTCAAAGACCTTGAAGAGATTTCGAACATAATTACCGGCGCCAATATTGAAAATATTCGCAGGGAGCCGCGCGACCGACAACTGGCGGGATTCAACGTGGCTCAGGCCGAGCGCATTCGCAAGATAGACATCGAAACGGCCAGGCTCGAACAGAATACGAGGCGCGCGGAGGCCGAGGCCCTGCTGCGCACGTCTCGCCGAGGCTTCGGCCGTTCGGGAGCTTTCATCGAAGACGCCATCGCGCGCGGCCGGATCACGGCCGGCGAGGCCGAGCTTTTGAGGCAGGGCGCCGCGGGCAGACTTGCCGGCCAATTGCGCGAGGCCCTGCCGAATGTCTCGCCGGACAAGCTCGACGATTTGCGCGATGAAATAGAACTGATGGATCGTTTGAGCGTCTCGATTTCGAATACCGAGCGCTTCATGCGCGGCTTCAACAGCCAGGTCGAGAGCGTCGGCGACGCCTTCGACCGATTCGGCGCCAACGTCGCGCGCGCATTCGGCAACGTGCGCGACCTTTTCAATAGTCTCAAGCAGGCCGTCCTCGGTTTCTTCAACGACTTGCTCGGGTCTGCGCTCCAGAACCTCGTGCGGCAGACGATCGGGCCATTGCTCGGCGGCGCTTCAGGGCTATTCTCATCCGCGTTCGCCGGGAGCGGGATTACGGCGCCCCCGTCAGTCAGCGCAATATCGGCGGCCGGATCCACTGCCGGTAGTGCCATAGGCAACGCATTAAATCTATTCGGTGGCGGCGGCCGCGCGGCCGCCGCCACGGCCCCTGGCGTTTCATCCGGCGGCTTCTCATTCGGCGCGCTCGGCAGATCATTCGCCAGCGCGGCGCCGCTGCTCGGCCTATCATTCGGCTCATCACTCGGCGGGACGTCCACAGCCGGCAAGATCCTCGGCGGAATCGGCGGAGCGCTCGCGGCGTTCAATCCGATTCTCGCCGCGCCGCTGCTGATCGGCAGTTTCTTTCTCGGCAAGGCAAGCCAGCGCAAAAACGACGAACGGGTGTCAGGGGAATTTCTCTCGCAGGCGCTCGCGTCCATAGAGCAACTGATGTCCCAGGTCTCGAGCGGCTCGATCAGCGGCAGCCAGGCAACGGCAATCTTCGAGAATCAGATTCTTCAGCAGTTCATACAGCAGATCAAAACGCTCAAGACTAAATCCGTGGTTCAGTCGAGGCTCAACAATCAAGTCAACGATCTGCGCAACGTCTTCGAATCGCGCCTGCCCGGGGCGCTCGCGCAGCAGGCAAGGCTAAGGCAAAACGCGGCCATTGATGCGCGCCTCATCCCCGAATTCGCAACCGGCGGCACGACGATAGGCGGCCTCGCGTTCCTGCATCGTGGCGAAAAGATAGTGAATTTGCAGCAGCAGGCAATCATGCGCTCGATCGCGGGGGCGAATATCTTCGAGCGCGCCGGAGTGCCGGGCGTCAGGCAGAATGCCAATTTCGATCAGGGCGGGACAATGGGCCGGGGGCTCGATATGGGCGGCGACATCATTATCGAAAAGCTCGTCATCGGCATCAGCGCGGAAGATGTGTTTGTCGCGGGCGGGAGCGGCGAAAAGGGGCGCTCTGTCGTCGTCAAGCAAATTCAAACGGCGCGACTCAACAGGGAACTCTGATATGTCGAGAAAAATGCCATCGGGGTGGATCGAGCTTTCGAAGCGAAGAGATAAACAGATCGAGTCTCACTCGACTCTGAAAATCTCGGTCGAGACGCCCTCAATTATTCGCACTTACTATTTTGCGACTGCCCGCCTGCTGCTGCAAAACGTCACCTGGCTGCCGCTCTTGCGCCGGGGCGATCAGATCAGGGCCTCGCTTTCGCGCGCGGCCGATCAGGCGACGGCGGAACTATTTAACGCGGATTCCGCGATCGGGCTCGAATTTCTCTCGCTCGGCTCGGCGATCTTCGGCGCCGAGTTTCAGCTCGGACGATACGAGCGCGATCTTATGAGCGGATTCGAGGGCCATAAAGTCTTTTTGACCGGGCCTGTCGTCGGCTTTCGAGTCGCGGAGGATGCGGTAAGGCTCGCCGCCGTCTCTGAGGCCTATGCGAATATTTCGGTCGGAGCATCTCGGAGCGTCAGTCCGATTTGCCAGTGGATCTACAAAGACCTTTCTACCTGTCAATCAACTAGCACACTTGCAACCTGCAATCTTTTGCTCAATCACGCGGACGGCTGCTCGGCGCGCCACAGTGGAAACGACAATCTAGCCAAGAACGGCGGCATGGCCTTTCTCAATAGTCAGAATCGGCTGAAGACTTTATAAGATGGCCTTTCAACAGTCAGATTTCGAGGGGATTGACCCTTTTGAGAGCTTCCAGCCGGGGCCGGCTCAGTCCGGCGCCTCGCCCGCGATTGATCCAGGCGACGTGAGCGGGGGCTCGACTTCTGCCGCTGCCGAAGCGAGCGCGCAACTCATCGAAGACTACACCGCGGAAGGCGGCGGAAAGCTCGCGATTTTCTACGGCGAGCATGTGATCGCCGGAACCGAGCTCGTGCGGAAATTCACCCCCGGCGTGCCTGACGTGCTCATTGCCTTAATCGGGCTAGGCGAAGGGCAGGGAAATCTCGGCCAGCACGGCGAATGCGAGGCCGCGCTCGCCGTCTATTATGCCGGCGATGCGCTCTCAGTCTCGCCCAACGGCTCGACTGACGGCTATCGCTTTTACAATGGATTCATCAGCACGGGCGTATCGAGCGGGCCTCAGCAGGTTGACGCGTTTCTCCCAAATGGGCTTGCCTATTCGGGGACCTGTTATATCGCAGTCAGATTGTCGGATTCGAGGGCCTCGGAGAACAGACCGGATAAAATCAAGGGCAGATATAAAGGGCGCCGAATCAACACCTATGATGGCTCGGGCAACGTCATTGCCACGAATGCCTATTCGACGAATCCGGCATATGTCGCCATAGACCGGATCAGGGCTTACTATGAGTTCAAACATCGCGACAATATCGCACTCGCTCAAACGAAACTTCTCGAAAAGGTAGATTGGCAGTCGGTAGATGATTGGGCGAAATTCAACGCCCAGGCGATCTCATGGGATAACGGAACGTCGGTTGTTTCAATTCCTCGCTTCGAATGCCATATCGCATTCACGGACGATCTCTCGCTCGCCGACGCCCTCGATCGGATATGCGCCAGTTGCGGCGCGTGGTGGCAGTTCGACGGCGAGCGGTTTGTTTTTTATTCCCCGGCCGATCAGACGCCGATTCATTGGTTCAACGAATTGAACATCGTCGGCGCGCCATCGGCAGAACCGCGCGATCTTCGCACTCAGCCTAATGTGTTAGTCGCCAGGTATCGCGATCTTGATGACACCTATTTAGGATTCGCGGCGACGCCTCCAGTTCGCGCGCTCGATCTGATCAAGCAGGTCGGGGAAGTGAAAGAGGTCCGCACGCTGCCGAATATGAATCAATCGCAGGCGCAGCGGATCGCGGATCGCTGGAAGCGCTTAGAGTGCGACAACCCGGTGATTTGCACGCTCAGCGGGGATGAATCCTCGGCGCATATACTCCCGGGCCGATTCGTGATGGTCACTCATTCGCTGCTCGATTGGGATTATCAGCTCTGCCTCGTGCTCTCGGCGAATCTCGTGAGCGGCGAAGACGGCGCAGACAGGAGCGATTTCACATTGCAGCGGATTGACACGGCGCTCTATAGCGATATCGCGCACGGGCCGAGACAGGGAGCATTGACGCCATGAGCAGAATACAACTCAAGCCGGCAGGGATTACCGTCTTGCCTCAAGATAAGCAGATCGTCTCGATCGAGGCGTTTCCACCCCCGCCGCTATGGCACACGATCTCGAACGGGCAGATACAGACCGACTCTCGCCTTCAGATCGTCACGGCGCCGGGAACGGTCTCAGGGCTATCGGGCAATGCGCTCTATAGCGCGGGCGGGCGCCTCGAGTGGACGATCAACGATAATCAGAAGCCGACGAGCACGGGCGCGCTCACTTATACGGTTTCGAACTCGAGCGGCTCGCTCAAATTTCAGGTCCAGATTACGAGCTCCCAGATCATCATCAAGGATGAGGCGAGCATCACGCTCTTCACGCAATCTTACACCCCGACGACGGGCGATGTTTTTAGTGTTTATATCGGGGATTTCTTCCGGCTGACAGTGAGCGGATTCGGCCAGCTCTTCGCGCGAACCGGCACGCCCGCGATTTCTTTTCCATGCACATACACGGCCTCACTCTTGACGCCCGTTGTCGGCGGCAGTCCGGCGATCGCGCCGCCCGCGCTCATCGGGGATTGGAGAATAGATCCTAACGCTCCGGTCGTCTTCATAATCGGTGGGGGCGGCTCGACGGCGCTGATCTCGCCGACGAAGATCGAATATACAGGCTCGCCCGCGCCCGGCGATTATCTGCTGCTCGCATCTCTCGCCTCCGGACAGGACCCGAATAATATTCAGCGGGCAATCGCGCTGATGTCGACGCCGCCGCTCAAGATCCTCGGCGAGAATGCGATTACGCTCCAGCCAGGCGCCCGAATCAGGCCGAAGACGAACTATGACGACGCGCAAAATACGATCGTGGCGCTCTCAATCTTTTCCGGAGGCGGGTCGCTCAATCTCGGCGAATACACGGCGCCGACTACGCCCGGAACTTCAGTCATAAGGGCGACGTCCGCCGTCACGAATTCAATCGCCGACCTGACAATCACCGTGCCGGCAGTGATCAATCCCGCATACACCGCGGTCGCGCCTGGCCAGGCAGTCGATCTGTCCACGAATATTCCAAACCCGGCATGGACTGCCGGCGACGGCAAGATAAATGCTATTACCGGATTCTGGATCGCGCCGAAGGGCGCAGAGAGCGGAATTGATCCGGCGACAGGGAAATGGATTCAGGCCGGGGGCGTCGATCGCAAGATCCGCATCACGGCATCGGGCGGGGGATTTGTGGCGACGCGCGATATTGAGATCCTCGAGGGGTTCGTCTTCGATGATCCTTCGGCGCCGATCACTGCGGAGCATCAAAAAACCGCGATCATCGAGACTGCCGAGGACCGCACGCGCACGAGCCGGGTCAAAGATAAAGACGGTCTCTCATTCCAGACGCGCGAGGTCTCTTTCATCAACAAAGACCTCGCCGATCTGGAGCGGGCGCTCGCTTTTTGGGAGTTCTATTATCCGGGGAAGCGATTCATCTTGCTCGATCGCTTGAGAAAGAAATGGATCGTCTGTTACTTCGACTCGAATCTCAGGTGGGAAGCCGATTCAAGCTGCGCGGTTGATATTTCCTTCAGGATTAAGGAAGCGTAGAATCTCGGCCCATGAAATCACGAGGCGGCAACATCGAAGCGGAGCGCGAACACGGCAAATTGCTCCTTGCCGGGGGAGCGAGCGAAATATGGGGGTGGGGAACTCCCGCAGGCAAAGAGCGCGTCAGGCGGCGCGTCGAGTGGCTCATCGAGGCCTGCGATTTGCGGCCAGGCATGCGCGCCCTCGAGTGCGGATGCGGTCTAGGCCTTTTCTCTCGAGAGCTCGCGCGAAGCGGCGCCGAGATCACGGCAGTGGACATCTCGCCCGACCTCTTGCAGCAGGCAAGGCGGCAATGCTCGAATCCCGGCCTTTCATTTGTCGAAGACGATCTTGAGAATCCGACTCAATTGAAAGATGGCTATTTTGACGCGATCCTCGGCGTCTCAGTGCTCCATCACCTGAATCTGCCTGCCGCCCTTTGCGCATTGCGATGGAAGTGCAAGCCGGGCGCACGATTCGCATTCTCAGAGCCGAACATTCTGAATCCGATCAACAAATACTATAACTTCGTTGCCGACCTGGAAAAACGAAAGGCGCGAGGCATCAGCCCTGATGAGATGGCTTTCCATCCCGAGGAATTGCGCGAGGTCTTCGAGGATTCGGGCTATGCGGTGGAAAAGCTGGCGATGAGAGACTTTCTGCATCCGGCGATTCCGCGCGGGTTGATAGGGCTCTTCGACGTCGCCGGGCGCATAGCTGAAATGACGCCGCTGCTCAAGCTATGGAGCGGGTCTATTTGGATCGAGGGCAGGGTCAGATGATGAATAAAGCTCATAAGTCGGGCTATATCAATCGCGTCCGATAATAGTTGTTATGTGGGAAAAAGGGAAGCCGCCAGTAACTCGAAAGTCGCTGGCGGCTTCTTGGGCCATTGGCCCTTTTTGCGTCTGCCTCAAACGGGCTGCAAAAAATATCGGTATGCCTGGAAGATAAGAAGAATAGTAGGTAGCAGGCAGCAGCGTCAATCAATCGCCGGAATCATTCTCTGAAGTACGACTATCATAGAGCGCGTTGGCGCTTGCAGTCGGGCTTGTGGCCTCTCTTTGAATACTCAACCCCGGTTGAGTCGGGGGAATTCTTGCACCACGGGCAAATCAATTCCGTCATCCCGGCCTGATTGCTCGTGCCAATCCACAGCCATTCCACCTTTTCCAACGCCGCGCGCATTGCTGCCGCCTGCGCCTCGGCTTTCTCGGCGCGATCGACGGCGGCTGCGAGTTCATTTCGCAGTTTTTGATTTTCTTCTAGCAGTCTCGCGCGACTATCAGCAGAGATCCGAAGAGCCTCATCATGCTCTGCGAGCGCTGCTTCAACTTCATTGACGGTCGGAACTTGGCGACGTTTTGCCAATTCGCGCAAATTTGCGATACTCATAAATCACCTTTCTTTTTCGCTCGTTTTGCCTGCCTGCTGCCACCTAAACTCCCTGAATTCTGCGATGACCGCCATGCCGGCATTAGGCCTGCCGGTGAGCTTGCTCATAAACTGCATCAGGAAAGCATCGCTCTTTGCCGCCTCGGCCACGTCGATCAGATCGAAAGCGAGCTCGCGCGCCTGATCGGCCGTAATCTGCGCGACGTGCGTAAACCATCGGAGCATAACCATCGGCTCGCCCGTCAAAGAGGCGACCATTGAGCTGATCATGATCATGCTCGGGTCGAGTCGCGCGTCTTCGGGCAGTTTGCCGTTTGCGCAGTTGGCGAGTTGGCGCTCGAGTTCATGGGTGCGCGCCGACATACGTTTGAGGTCGTTGCGGAATTCTTCGATTGATTGTCCTTGTTTCATCTGCTTTCTCCTATGCTGCGATTTTCATCTGCCGATTATATCGCTCGATCAGTTCCCCGACGTCCTCGGCGATGCTCGCCGCGAGCGCTTGCGCCTGATCGAGCTCATTGGCCGCCTGGATCTCACGCGCGAGCATGAAGATCGTTTCTAATAGCAAACCCGAGCCTCTCGGCAGCCGCTCGGGCTCGCTCGGCTCGCCTTCCCTCGGGGGAGCAGAGGTCCTCGACGTGTCCGAAGATTCGATCCGCGATGAGCCATTTCGCTCTCTCATGATTCGCCTCCTTCAATGTTTGAAAATGCTCCGCGCTGATCCGCGGCATCGGTAGCTTACGCTGGATGCTCCCCTCTCGCCATCGGAGGCCGAGCTTCCACCCTTTACCATCTTCGGCCACATCCCACCATCCTCCCTTCGCCGGGGGGAGCAGAGATTTGAGCCATTCGACTTCCCTGCTCCCTGGGGAGCTCGAGCGCTTTGCTCCCCGGGCTTTCTTCTTTGCTTTCGGGCTTTTAGCTTGCTTTGCTCCCTGGGGAGCAAAGGGCACGACATTTGAGGGGAGCGGTCGCTCTTTTGCTCCCTGGGGAGCAGATTTCGACGATGGTAATTCCTGCTCCGGACCTGATATATTTGCTCCCTGGGGAGCAATCGGAACTTGCTCCCTTTTTCCGGGGATGCGGACGTCCGCCGCCTCTATCGGCGGATGTCTTTTCCCGATAATCGCCCGGTCTCGCGCGTCGCGGCCTCGAGCTCGGGCGGGAAATCGGCTTCGCCGACGATCTGATCAGCCAGGCGATCGGCCTCATAAGTCGCGCGCTGCTTCATCGCCTGCTGAATTTTCCCACTTTCAAGCGCTTCGGTCTTTGCTTCGAGAATCTTCTCTTCCTGTTTGCCTTTATATCTGAGCTCGAGGCGAATGAGGCGAATAACCGGGTCCGCCAGGGTAATGAAGAGCACGACGAGCAAGACGGCGATGAAGACCGTCACGGCGCCCCAATCAATCCACTCCAGTTGAAATTGGCTGAGCTCGGCCTTTTTGATCATCATGAAGTGAGTCACGAGATTGATGAGCATCACGGTCACGAGAAAGCCCATGCCGCCGAGGGCAATCAATCGCTCGAGGCCGGATGAAAAAGCGCGAGTAAAGCCATAGACGAGCCAGACGAAGGCGCCCTCGACGACGACGACGGCGAAGAGCGCGAGCGCCTGCTGAAAGATGAATGGCATATCGCCGAAGCCGGCCCGGTAGATCATAAATGACGACACGCAAGAGAGAGCCGTGATGCAAATCAGGATGACCATGCCCCCGACGATCACGTTCTTTCGAGCTTTGTTGTACTTGAAAGCATCTTGAACTGAGTTCATTTTCTGTCTCCCCTAAATTTAAGAGAAGACACGGTAATCTTGACTCCCCTTCCCTGCTCGGGGGAGAGTATCCGCGCCGCTTTTGCGGCTAGCGGTCAACCGTGCCTTAACCTGCTGGTTGATCGTGAAGCTCCGGCTCCTGTCGCAAGCAGGGGCCGGGGCGGTCGTTTAATTTAGATTGGGGTCAATCGAAGGCGGCTCGCAGTCGATCGTTATTCGAAATGATTGACCCGTCTTGCCGGTGATTATGCCCCATGCTTGTATTGGCAAGCCGCTTATTTCTTCGGCGGCCTGCCGGTTGATTTCGTCGATAGTCTTTTTCAAGACTTTCTCGAAACAACATTGAAGAGCCGCTTCGATTGTCGGGGCTTCGAATCCTTCGACTTGCTCGATCACCCGCGTCCATCCTTCGCGCAGTTCCGGGTCTTTCAGACCTCGCCTGAATGATCGCTTATTCATCGCTCCCTTCCCCCTCATCTGAGTTTGATTGTGCCGTAGGCGTTATAGAGATCATTGACCGTTTTCTCTTCTCGCTCGAGCTCGAGATTGATCTCATCGGTGACCGCCTCGATGTATTCCTCTTCGGTGAAAATGCCCTTGGCGATGAGCAGGCGCACGAGGCCGGCCTGATCGCTCTTCGAGGCGTTAAGGCCCACTCGAAGATGTTTCGGATTCGCGCACATCGAGCCCCGCTCGATCTCGAGCGCGATGCCGGTCTGAATGCCGTGCAGCGCATCGGTATAAGAAAGTTTCTCAGCCATAAAATTCTTTATCCCCCTTTATCTGTCGATTGCCTGCTCGACGAGCGTGAGCCCGCCGCGCTTCGATTTCTTCCCCTTTGGCTCGGCCTCGGCGCTGTTGCCTGCCTGCCGCTGCTTCCATTCTCGAACAAACTCATCTTGTCCGGGATCGCGAATCAATTCCATCTTGCGCGCATAGCTCGCCGCATTGGTTTTATACTGCGTCTTGCAATAGCCCAAGTAATCCTCATAGGTCAGCCGATCGGGATTGTTCGGGCATTCCTTCGTGTGCGCGCCGTCAATCATCTTGCATTCATTGCAGCGCGGGGCCGTGAAGTCATCAGCTTGGGCTGCCGGCCTGAGCTTAAAAATTGTCTCCGGTCCTACGATCACCCACGGGTCCGGTCGCTTCTTCGATCCGCAATTGATCCTTCGCCCGATGTAGACATCTTCGCCTGAGCTGAGTCTTGCTTCTTCATCCTCGCCGACGTTCTGAAGCGGCAGGATCGGATAGGCATTAATCACGCGCGCGTCTTCACTGTCGATGCCGACGATGATATGTGGCTGGCCAAGCACCTGGCAGATTTTGACCGGCTTATGCAGACCGTCGAATCCGATCAAATGGCTTGCTATCCGCTTCATTGCCACTTCATCGAACTCAGTCGGCAATGGCGTCCCGCCGTCGTCTTCATCTTCGATCGATGCAGGCCTCTCTCTGCGCCAGGTCGCAACGGCCTCCCTGTGCAGGCGCTCGCGCTCCTCCTCGCTCGGCTCCGCCTGCTCTGGCTCAGGCGGAATGGGCGACGCCCATTCGGGCCGCTCCTCGGCCTCAATCTCGCGATCGCGCCCGACGAAGGTCCCGATCGGCTCATCATCGTCTTCGTCTTTCGCTTTGACCTTCACGTTTTCCTGATTGCTCAATTGCACAATCAGTCCGTTATAGCTGTAATAGGCGCGCCCCTTGTTTTTCATTACCTGAATCAATGCCGCCTTCGCTTCGCTCTCACGCTTCGACAATGCGCATCGCTCGTCCCTGATCTGGCGATAACTGTCGGCGGCCTGTTCGATCTCCGGCACGTCGCGCCGCTCCATGCCGGGCAATTCGTCTTGCTTCGCTTTCTTTCTTCCCATTATTTCCTCCGTCTGAATGAGTGAGCGAATTTGCAGGTCGAAAAGTGATTCGCCCCATTGTCCACTTCGCAGAGCTCGAGGCTAATGGTTTTCTGCTCGCCGTCGACGAGCTCGAAATAGCTCATTTTCATTCTGCCTCTTATTTCGAATCCGGCCTCGAGCGGCGCCATCCTGCCGGCTTTAGTTTTGCAAAAGACGATCTCGGCGCCGCACTTGCATTTCTTCGGATGCGCGAGCGCCTCAGGCTCGGGCTCATAAATCCACATCGGCTTTCTTCCTCCTTCCGCGCCTTGTCAGGGCCGGCTGTGGTTCGGCGCGCTCTTCGCACGTGACGTAATGCGCGGCCTCGCGCGATATCAAATGTAAATAGCCGTCGTCGCCGAATTCGAGCGTCTCAAGAACCTTGAAGCCAGGATTGATCGCGACGTGATTACCCTTCCCTGTCTTCGCCCAAATGATCGGCTTGCCGCAGTCGGCGCACTGCTTCGGGTGGGCCAAATCTTCTGGCGCAATCGGAAAAATCCACATCACGCGCCCCCTTTCTGCGTGGGGAACGCTTTCGCCCCATTTCTCGCCCCGACCGCGGCGCAGGCCAGATTGATCGCCGCCTCAGTCTCGAGCCCCTTCACCCGCTGATACCACCAAATGCGAGCATTGACCTCGAGCGTGATCCACTTCGAGAGGCGCCATTGCTTAAATCCGCGCCTGGCGTAGCGCAGGATCGCGAGCGGCCTCGGCATGAATACTTCGAGGATCGCATAGGCCTCGGCCTCGATCATGCCTCGCCCGCGCTCGCCTAATTTCTCCGCGAAGACCTTCAGCCGGCTGGCGTGAACTACCAGGCGCTCAGTTTTCTCATTACTGGTCAAGATTTTCTCCACTGGTTACCTCCTTGTTGTGCGGCTTCACTCGCCGCCCTGTTGTTGAAATAGGCGATGATCTTGCGCTCGTAATCGAGCTTCGGCCCGCCCTTGGCTTCGATCTGCTCTCGCTCGTTCTCGAGCTGAGCGATCCAGTTATTTGCGATCAGATCATCGATCCAATCGTCCATCGAAAAGTCCGCCGCGATTTCGGGCGACGGTTGCCGCTCTTCGATCTCCTGGCGCTTTTGCTGCCGCTTCGTCCATCGCTCGATCCGCTCGTCTTCTTCACCGCTGCGCCAGATGATTCGAGCGAGGCCCCCAGGATTCTTGATGTGCGGCTTTGTGGCTTCAACGAAGGCTTCGACATCCGGGAATGGAAAGCGGGATGAGTGAGCGTCATTGTAGGCAGCAGCAGGCAATTGCTCGGGCGGGTCTGCTGCCTGCTGCTGCAATAACGGATTTGCAGGCAAACATGACGGTTTATTCCTTATATGCGCAGTTTCTCGTTTACCCTTTTTCGCCCGAAAAGAGTCATCCCCCTTGACCCTTTTCGGTTTAAAAGAGTCATCCTCGTTTACTCTTTCCGCCCCCTTAAAAGAGTCATCCTGCTTTACTCTTTCGGCCCGCTTCGAGGACCATCTTCGGGAGAGCTCTCGGACGGCCGCGCAGTATTTCTCGGCGAAGCGGAAATGGTTCCGCTTCCCCCTGCCGCCCCCGGCGCTATGTTCAACCATTACGATTTCGCCGTCTTCGATCATTGCCTGGATGATGCCGATCGCGCCCGGCCTCGTGATGCGGGCTTTCTCGGCGATCTGCTTGTATGTCGGATGAAATTCGCCATCGAGATTCGACCAGTCGGCCAGGGCGAGCTGTACGAGTAGTTTTTCCGCGCGATATGGAGATGAGCGCCAGACGATCGTAATGAATTCAACAGCCACGGCAGAAAAGAAAAATCCGGGCCGGGCCAGCGAATGAAGAGATTGAATAAGCCCGCGGCCTCAGCCCGTTATGAAAAAGTCATAAAGCAGCCGCCTCGAGCGCGCGCTCGTAACGCCCGCGGCCTGAGCGTTCAATCCTTGCGGATCAAAATCTATGCATGGGCTCGGGATTTGCGCCCGACTTGGCGGGGGTATGAGTCCTGCCGGCACTTCGCACCCATGCAAGCGCGAGTAGAAACCCCGGCCATTCACAAACCGGGTAAACCATCCCCGCGCAAACCTGAAAAGATCAGGCCCCAGTAATGCCCGCTGAGGCGCCGGGATCGCGGGCATCTCGGGAGCGCTGCCTCCTCCCCCATTTGGCATGACAGCGATCCCCGAGCGTCCCCGCAGATAGGAAGCCCGCGCGAGATCGTCTTGATTATTGCCCCGTTCGATCTCGCGCGGGAGCGCGCCTTGATTGGATTTTGCGGTCGGCGCGCGTGGAGATTGGCGGGGGCCGGAGAGATCACGTATCGATACTCGTGACCGCGAGCGCTCGCATTCCAAAAGCCCCCATAATTCAAAGAATGAAGGCCGGGGAGTTCCACCGGCAACTGAAAAACCGCCCCGGCCCCCTCACTCGCGCTCGGTCAGGATCTTCGGAGGAACCGACGAGCGCGAGAGCTTAAAGTCTAGCCGCCCTTTTTCTCTTCTTCGTCTTGGGCAGATTCGACCATGCGGCGAACTTTGGCCGGAACTGTTTTCGCCTTCTTATCGGGCTTCGCCGCAAGCCATTTGACCGTACCTCTCCTCAGCCGGATGTTGACCTGAGTCGTTTCGAGGTCATCGTCTTGAGCTGGAATTTGATCTTGCTTTTTCATTCCTTCCCTCTCCTGCTTGATGTAGTAAATCGCTATGATTCTTAATAGCATTTTCCTATCATACCTGTCAACACTTTTGTTTATTCGGCTATTCGTCCATAATCGACGCCACGGAGGAACCGACATGGCCGAACTGACCGAAAAGACCGAAAAGCGTCAATGGAATTTGCGCGCCCCCGATCAGCTTATTGACCGATTAAACAGGCTTGCGCCTAAGGCTGGCTTCGCCTCGGCGAATGAATTTGCTATTACGGCCTTAGACCTTTATGCGGAGACGCTCGTCGACTTGATAAACGAACTTCGAAAGATTGAGAAAGCCACGATTCAACGTCAACGAGCAGACCTGCTCGCCAAGCTCTCTCAGGGTCAGGAATCCGGATCTAGTCGCCGGAAATCTTGAAGATGCTCCGCCGCCTTGATCGCCGCTTCCGCCTCGGCGGCGGCGACCTCGATTATTGCCTCGGGCGGCAATTTTTTCATTATTATGCGAATCATTTTCTTCACGCCGCGACGTAAAGCCTTAGGTGTCTCCGGATCCGCGAGTATGAGGTAACTGGTATGGGCAAGGGTCCATAGGTGGGCATGAAACCCAAGATCATGAGGGAGCATATAGTCTCCATATCCTGCGATTTTATTGGTTGATGTTTTCTCTTCGCCGGCGTGCGAGCGAAGGCCAAAGAGCAACGATAGTCGGGGCGGCTGCCAAGGGGTTAAATTGCGCTCAATAGTACATTGCTATTATTGTGCTTTCAAGGAAAACGTTTTCGACTCAAGAATTTAATACCTCGGCATCGGATGCCGAATGGTAATTTAATGGTAAAACTCTTTGGCACTACTTGTGAATGAATGTGAAACGAGAGCTTGCACGGTCCCGATTTATTGTGATATTTGGTTGATTCTGTTATCAGATGTGAACCCGGGTGAACGCTTTGAAAGATTCTGAAAAAC